CCATTATTTGCTTCTTATATGCATCAAGTGGTGAAGTAATTGCTTTGCGCCTCGTTTCAATCGTTTTAAGGACTTCATTTACTAATTTGATAGTATGCTCAGTAATGTCATAAGATAGTTTATCTTCAACCTTAGATGGTGCATCTTTAATTAGTTGTTGAGTCTTGAGAGTATTTGAATGGTTAATCACTTCATAGAGTGAATCAACCTTGAGTGTTATTTCTGCTTTCATAGTGGATTTATTAAGGGGGATATTTCACCCCCATTGATTAATTAAAATGGTAATTTACTTGGGTCTTCTTGGTCACCTTGCATCCAGTCAAAGTCACTTTTACTTATTGGTGAATTATCAAGAATAAATGTAGGTAGTGGTGTTGGTGCTGGTTTATTAGCTGGGTAGTTAGCAGTCATTTCTGCATTCATATAAGCTATAAATTCATCACTCAACTTAATCTTATCTTGTACGAACTCAGGTAGCTTTCTGAATATTTCCATATCAGGTTGTTGAGTTGAGAATACCAATGGTGGGTTAACTGCTGGTGGGCATACCATACCTTTAGGTAGTGGTGTGATGGTCTGAATATTTGCAAATGTCTTTTCACCGCTTTGTTTGTGAATGATATTGACCATGCACTCACGACCAATTAAACTAAATACATTGTACTTCTTAGCCTCATCTTCAGTCAATGTCTTACCCTCAATTGAGTGAACATCTTTTCTTAGTGTAGACTTTTCGTGCATTGATAAGGTATACATATTACGTGCATAGAATGGTTGCTCACCCTTTTCAGGGTCAAAGACTGCAGTTTCTAATGGTAGTTCAAATAATATCTGAACCTTTCTTTTCTTACCACCAAATTGACCAGTCTGCTCTGTAGTTCCTAAGTCAATGATTTGATAGATACGAGCCAAGTGCATACCTACTGGTGCTATCTTGTTCGTGTAATTTGATTCGCCTCCTACTGGAGCATTTAGTGTTGGTAACATAATTGATTTGGATTTATTGATTAAAAATTAAAGTGATTTAAACATGATGTGTGCAGCATCTTCTAACTTAGCCATTGCCTTATCGAATGCATCTACATACTCTTCTGATGTAACTGGTATATAGTCACGATACATAATAGGTACATTGTGATACTCTTCTTTGTGAAATTGACGAGCCATTACCGCACAATTAGAATCGCATCTTGTAAAGATACCGCTATAGCATCCATCAGTTACAATTGAGACCATTGAGCCGTTCAGATGGTCATAGTGAAAGTAGGTGTTACCTTCTTGAAGTTTGAAAATAGTTGATGTGTTCATAGTACACGAATTTAGGATTGATTGATTAGAAAATTAGTTGATTAAAAAAATGGGATATGTTGAACCATAAAGTCATTTTCCCAAATTACAATGGCTGGATTTTCAGACTCAATGTATTGTGACTTCTTTAGTATTAGGTAGACATCAGCAGACATTATAGCATCTTTTAAAAGTTGATGTGATGCAAGTAATTTTGATGTTGTGTTAGTCTCGATTGTAATTTGAAATTGATTTTTCATTGTGTTTGATTTAGTGAGTTAGTAAATGTTTGTGATTGATTGGTAGGGCAAATGTATATCTATATTTTGAATCTGCAATACCTCTATCAAAATAAACACAATTATTTTTTATTATTTTTATAAATGCTTGATAATGTGATTATCTAATTTACATTAAATAATTTCTGCAAAGGATGAATCATATAATATTGATTTACCAGCATTATATTTAAAGTCACCAGCATATTTCTTGGTTGCTTGTGATTGACCTTCACCTATCAAATACTTTCTTGCATTGCTTAGTGCTTTCTTTGCATCTTCTTTTGAATAAAAAAATACCATAATTGGACTCTGGAATGAATGTTCTATAGTGCAGTAAATTCTACCTGATGTAATGGCACAAAGAAGTGTGCAGTTTCCAGCTAATTGACCTGAAATTGTTATTGCTGCCTTCATATATTTTTATTGATTAAAAAAAGTATAGGGAGACCTTAGCCTCCCTTGATTGATTTATTACTTGTTTTTTGGATTAATGACTATTTCAAGTTTGGCAGTCTTGCAATTTTCTAATACTTCTGCACATGCTTTCTCTTCATTAATATATTTTGTATTTAACATAGTATCTGCTATATTTCCAATACAATCAATCATATATGCACTACATAATTCAATTGCTTCTTCTTGTGTTTTAGTATATGCACAATAATAGTAAGATAAATATGATTCCTTAGACATAATATCATCACCGATAGTTAAATACATTCTTGTTTTACCAATTGAATGAACTTTGTATTCTTGAACACCAATTTGAATAGTTGATTTTGATAAACCATTGCAAGAATTAATGATAAATATTTTATCCCCTTTTTTAAGGTTGTGCTTAGTGTACTTTGAAAATAAAGATTTCATAGTGTTTGATTTAGTGAGTGAGTAAAATGTTTGTGACTTATTGATAGGCAAATGTAAAACTATTATTTGATTACGCAATACTTTATCTAAAATAAACGTAATTATTTTTATTCACATTACGTAACTGATTGATTTATAGATAGAAAACTTTACTATTTTATTACTTGGCTACTGATACCAATACCTAATAATGCACCAATTCCTATTTTAAATGCAGTAGATTGATACCATTTTACTTCTCTTTTGACATAGATATTAGATAGGTTACTGATTGACATAGTTGGATTGTCAATGTGCAACCTAACTACACTATCTGTTTTTCTCAGTAACCTATTAAATAGACCATCTCTTAACGTATCTCCTACCGAATAGGTCAAAGTACCACTTGATACAATTGAGTCAATTACAAGCGTTCCTAAAGTGTCAATCTTACCATCAATAGAATACCACTCACTATAGTCTGAGAACTCAACTGGTAACTTAATGTAACTGGTTGAATCAAATATAATAGGTTCAGCAAGTTGAATCTTAGTTTCTACTTTAGTCTTGTATTGAATCTTGACCAGTTCTTTAGGTTTACGAATAGCAAGTAGTTTAATTGCCAAGTCCCTTGAATCAATCTCAGTTTTATAATTGACTGCTTGACTTATCAATTGACTTGAATCTGCTAAGTGCTGCACCTTATAAGATTGTACCTCTTCTTTCATCTTACGATAGTCAATGGTAAGTTGACCATTAGTACCACAAGTATGAATGAAGATTAGCAGCATAACAATAGCACCAACTAACATAAAAACCTTATCAGTTGCATCAAATTTACTTTGTGCCATAACCACCAATTAACTTAATGAATTTTTCCCATTGCAATTCAAAACAAGACTTATCTCTTAGGTTGCTTCTAAGTACATTCTTTGCCACATAGATAGGCATTTCACGTTCAGTAACATAATGCTTCACCACAATAAGAAGTCTTTCATCTGCTTCTTGTTCGTCCATTGGTAAGGTGCATTCTTTCATAGCTGCCTTGTTGCTTTCTTAACTAACAAATGTATTGATTCATCTAATCGTTTCATTGAATCGTCAACCATCTTTAATAGTTCAGTCTGTTCTTCTTCACCTATATTACTACCCTTATCAAGTAACAACTTAACAACACCAGCTACAGATGTCAATGGTTGACGTAATTCATGGCTTAACATAAACCTGAACTCTTCTAGTAATTGCTTTTGTTTCTCATGTTCGTGACTTGTTATGCTAGTCACATCAGTAATTTGAAAACCTATAAAATGAAGTGAGCCAAGAATGGCATAGCAGTTCCATAAGTTCCACCTTAAACCACTATTTTTCTGCTTAGTCCTAGCATAGATACGAACTGGATTAGGTGTTAATTCAATTGCTTTCTTAACTGATAGTACATAATCGTCAAGTTCAGTATCATCTGAGATAATGTCACTAACTTTTTTAGGTTTGATGTGGCTAGAATATTCTTTGAATAGGTCATTAGACCTCACTATGTTACCTTCATAGTCAGAAACTACATATAGCAAATCAATTGAATTAGCTAAGATGTATTGAGTAGACATATCTAACTCTTAACAATCTTGTTAATCTTACGAATCATGTCTAACCAGTAAAATGTACTACGATATAACCATATTGAAGTAGCTAATAACATCAACATCATTACAATTGAGTTAGATAAATCACTATATAAGTAGTTTTGAACCATCTTATTATTACATTTTTGTATAGAATAAGGTTTTAAATCCAATTTTTCACCCTTAATTAACCACTTAGCATCACATGGTTGTATTGTATCTGATGCTCTAAATGGTATTACTGGTAGACTTTGAACATTTACCTCTTCTTTCGGCTCAAATTTAGTAATTTGTTCGTCAAGATATAGCAATTCACCCCATTGATTTTGATAAATAAATACACTTGAATCTTCATTAAGGCTATTGACTAAGGTCAAACCTTCATTTTTATAGAATATATGCCTAGTTGTATGGTTGTGCAATTTACATGATGCACCTATTACACATATACTATCAAAAGTATGTATGATAATTGTATCTCTTACCCCATCAACCATTGTTACCTCCTTTATCTGATGGTTTCCACACCCATTTCAAGGTAACAACTGCACCAATGATATAAGCAAATGACTCTTTATCTATCTTTTTAGTAAAGAATAGCCAAAAACCAATCACAGATACCAATGAGCCTATAGTCAAGTGCCAATATACCATAAGTAAGTCGGCTATTTGTTTGAATTTCTTAGGGTCGATAGCCATGACTATCTATACGACCACCTTAAAATATAGTTCTGCTTCTTTTGCTCTTCTTTTTGTTAAACCTTGCACAACTTTACCAGCAGCCTTATTCCATTTAGCGAACTCTAAGGCAATATCTTTATCATTTGGGTTGCTAAGTACCTTTTTTAGTAGTGTAGACTTACTGAGATTACCTAAGCCACAATTAAAGGCAAATGATACAAGTGCATCAAATTGATATTGAGTTAACTTGACTGACCTTGTGTATTTACTTACATAAATATCATAATCTTCAAGGGTATGAATCAATAATACTTCTGCTTCTTCTTTATCACGTAACACATCACCCATCTTTACGTTGGATTTATCAGGATAGTATGTTGAGCCATAACCAATAGTAGCAACACCAGCACTACATTTGTATGCATTCAATCTAAGACCCTCAAAGTCTTTGACTAATTGTATTCCAGTCTTAGATATGTTCATTTATGATGCAGTGTATTGAAAGACCGCAGAAAATGCAGTACCAGTTGTTATAAATGAGGTGTCACTTGAAGATAATGAAATTGTTCCATTTGAAATACAAGCACCAGTCGAATGTTTTGGATTGCTTATACTAGCAATTCCGTATGTATCAGTACCAGCAACTGGCAATGTAATAGTAAATTCTCCAGTTGTAAAACTTGAGAAATTTACATTAACACTTCCATATATTGCACAAGTTACTATGCTTCCAACTTTTGAATAAGTTGCAATATCAATTGATGCATTAGTAATAGCACCACTAATTCCACTAATACTTGGTGTCCATGTTCCACTTTCAATTGGTACTAAGTTCCCCACCTCAATCTGCTTTGATGTTCCTTGAGGAGATTGCGTAGTATCGCTGATATCGACGATATATAATAAATCTGCTGCAACTGGTGCAGTCAATGTTTCTAAGTCGGTAATTTTTATTCCAGCCATGATGTTAGTTGTTTAAAATGTAGTTAACTGCTTTTGTTGAGTTGGTAAATTTAATACCATTGAATGAAAACTGATTCACATTGATTAAGAATGTACCCACGTTAGTTCCTAAATGCAAGGTGTTTTCATCCACTACCTCGCATAGTTCAACATTAGATGCAATCGCACCAATTACCGATGTGTAAAAAGTAACGTAGCCACCTTCAAGAGTTATATCTATCATAATTTTTCGATTAAGTACATTGAGCCATAATTAGTATCTAAAGCACTTGCATTTTGTAGCGCAAATACAAAGTATTTTGTTGATGTCCAATCAATAACAATAGTGCTTGGTACATCTTGAGCAAAGTCAGTTAGTGCTGCAGTAGTAGCAGTTGAAAATACTTCTGTGTTAGCAGTTGAAGATTTAATTGCTAAATGCCTTTGCATTTGAAAAATAGTATTTGCCGCAAGTCCTCTATATTGACCAACAAGTAAAGGAGTACCCAATAAATCAGCAGTAGTATTTACATAGATTCTTAAAATCTGAATACCATTTGTACCAGTCTTTCTTGCTCTGTATATCACTCTTATGATGTCACCAATAGTGTATGTATTGGCAGCAATTAACTGAGTATAAACAGCAGTATTGACAATGCTTAAAAATGCACCAGCATCAGCAGTTGATTTATAAATAACTGGAATCGTTGGGAATGTTGCAAGTGATAAATCACCTCTGAAATATTGCGCTGTCGTTCCAGTTGTAATAGCATTCTGTTTACCATTAAATGTTGACCAATCTGCACTACTTAATGCACCTCTATTTGATGCACTTGCAGTTGGTAGATTGAAGGTGTGCGTATCTGTTGACGAACTTATTGCGAAGTCAGTTCCACTTGTACCTACTGCCAAATTTTGCACTTGTGCAGTTAAACCATTAAGTGCATTGATGCCAGTTGAGAATGTTGTGATTACTTGGCAAAGGTGATTATCTTCAGTATGTAGTGTAATTGTTTTGCTACTATGTAATACATAGACTCTAATAGCAAGTCTATCAGCAGCAAGTAATATTGTACTTGGAACTGCTACCGCAGTAGTATAAAGGTCAATCGTTGTGCCATTGGTTATGCCTTCAGGTGTTGCTGAGTTTGAAGCAAGCAATGTCAATGTGCCACCACTTAACTTATATAATTCTACATAGAATGATGGACTACCACCGCCACTTGATGCAGAAAAGTACATCTCAAAATTCCAATTTCCAGCTGGTATTGCTAATAGATTTGGAACACTCGCATCAGTTATAAAAGATTGAATGTATCCATTTGCATTGATAGTGAAATCTGTTCCTCCACCAATTACTGGTGTGCCACTAATTTGTTTAAATGCCACACCACCCAAAGTACCTTGAGCAACTGAACCATTTAAGTAGTAGCTAACACTTGAACCACCACCGCTTGATGTCGGAAAGTTTGCAAGTTGACCATCGCCACGAATGTATTGACTTGATAAACCATTTGCACTTACTCCTAATGTACCACTTGTTGTTATTGGACTATTAGTTACTGAGAATGCAGATGGCATTGTAAGACCAACTGATGTAACACTACCATTTGGTATAGTAGGTTTGTTCTTTATAAAGTCAAGTGCAACATTATTAGATTGATTCCAATCTGATTGAATCTGAGCCGCTGGTATTGATGGTTTATTTAATATCTCAGCAAATCCACTTGTAGCATTCCAGTCACTATTGACTTGAGCATTTGGTATAGTTGGAAATGGTTGAGGTGAACCTAACCCATCTAAATAGTCAGTTATAGTACCCGTTGGTACATCAAATTTTCCATCAAATGTATTCCAATCAGTAGAACTTAAATAGCCATCAGTTGTACTATCTGCTTGAGTGATTGTAATATCAGGTGTATTGCCACCGCTTGATGCTAATGGACTTGTAGCAGTAACATCTGTTACACCTCCAACTGATTGAAGATTCCAAACTGCAGCACCTATTGTATCATCAGATAAAACATACAAGTCACCATTGTCTAATGACCATCTTGAACCAACAACAAAACCTTTAGTTGAATCGTCATTAATTGATGGTGTTATAGTAAAATTATGGGTGACCTCACGAATAGTAAAGCCGTTTTGCTCCATATAGTATAATCGTCCAGCCTCCCATTTTAATTCATAGGCATTGGAGCAAATCATGGCTACACCTTTAGCACCACCTAAACCAGCATCTGTAGTACCTTCTTTTACCTTTGCACCATTATTAAATATAGCACCAACACCTGAACCAAATAATATATCATTGTCAGTTGTATTACCTACATCAGTTACCTCTTGCAATGATTGTGGCAATCCACTACCTGAGGCATCAATAGTGACACCTCCTACACCATCGTCAGTCAAGGTAATATTAGTACCCTCTTTAAGATTTAAGATTGTCTGAGAGCCGTTATTTATATCATCTGTTTGAAGTAGTATTGATGAACCTCCGCCACCAATTGCTATTAATGGGTCAGCAGTTGTACCATTACCAATGATTGTTACACCATCTACTGCTACCTCAGTCAGACAAGGTGTGCAAGGTTGAAAGTCAGGTAATGGAATATCACCCGTAGCACAAACATCATAACACCCATCTTCAGATGAACTAACTATATTTATATCAACATCAACCGCAACACAAGCCCACTCATAGTTAGATGGTAAAGACTTAATCTCATTGACATAACCATTAGGTATTACCTCGTATTGAATAACACCTATTGCTACTTTAAAGTCAGGGTCTGTACCACTTATCAATCTGTATATTCGTGATGCTATCCAATCTTGACTATCCTCACTATCACATGGTAGGTGTGACTTTCTTACAACTGCATAAGCAGTCAATGGAAAACTAGTTAAGTATAATGTTTTGCATCCACTAACTTTTAATGATTCAGTTTTTGTAACAGATACCTTACCACGTTTTGCCCAAAATAGAGTTCCTTGTTTAGCATCGAAATTAGTAACTACTTCTGCTTGACCATTGCCAATATAGTGTACCCATGCCTTATCGTTTCCATTTGCATTGAGTTCACATAGTGGGTAGATTTGGTCAAAGATATTAGCAACCTCAACCCGTTGGTTTAATCTCTCTATGATTGTCTTAAGTAGATTCATTTTAACATTTCGTTTATTGCATCAACAACATATTGACCATGTAGTAATAAGAACTCTTCTTGCTCCATATCAGTAGGTTGAAAGATAATACCATACTTTTTTTCAAGTCCTTTTGATTTACCTAACTGAGATTCAGGTAGTGTTAATTCAACTACTAACCCATCCTTTACTACTTCTGATTCAAAGAATGAACCAGCTAACTTACCAGTTAATTGAAGTGGTAATGTAGCTGATGTCTTAGTTTTTAGTTGAGCATAACCTTCAGGAAAATATAACGATTTGATAGGTTTGCCTTTTTTCTTTTTACCCTTAGAATCAATTGTAGGTTTACCAAACTTGAATGATGCTGGTGCATTCCTTAATGACTTAGGGTCAACATATATTGGATTAGTTGAATAACCTTTAGTTGGTAGTTCTTGCATTGCAGTATTATATCCACCGCTATTACCTTTACCAAATATACGTTTGAACATAACCCTCTTTAGATTGTTACCAGCACGATATAAAGGTTTAAAATTGACCACCCATTCTTTATTGAGTGCATCCATCCTAGCGTTCATTTCCTTAATGGTAGGCATCAGGGTAGTGCAGTTACGTATTTGTAATTCTTATTGCAGTCGAAACAATGCCTATCATCAGGTAATCTCATGTTCTGCAACATAGCACCTAACTCTTCATTGTATCTTGTTGCTGCTATATCACGTGCTGCTACAATACCCTCTGTTGCATCCGAAGTTGCAAAGACCTTATTACCCTTGTTAATTGATACCGCTGTATTGACTCTTTGATTTGGTGAAATAGTCAAAGCATAATTAAATATTTCTACAGCCGTTGCATAAGCTAAAGGCATTGCCATCAACCCACCAATTGAACACAACCAACTTTCTCTATCACAATTAACATTATATACAAATGACATACCTTGAGTATACTTCTTATTTAAAGAAGATAACACATTGAATCCATCAGTTGTTAATTCAATACCTATAGCATCTACGAATGGGCATATATGAGCCTCTTTCAATCGACCACCACAATCAGTACAAGCACCTTTCTTAGTAATCATTTTGGTAGTATCCCACAATGATTCATACACAAATGCTAAATCTAACTTACGTCTCTTTGCCTTGAATGTTCTACCAATAAACTCTTCTACTGCTTCACTCTGATAATTGAACGTATCAACTAACTTTAGTGTTGACATATCGAACACCAATATTTCTACTGGTGTAGCCATCGTATAAATGTCTATTTGCAATTGACTTAGGTAGAAGTTTAAGAATGATGTATTGTTAGGGTCAACCTTAACTCTGATACCAGCATATCTACCAGCACCTAATGCAAGGTCTATGTTAGATGCATTAGTTAATACTTGACCTATTCTTTTATTCTCAATGATAGTATCTGCTTTCATTGTAGCTTGTAGACGAGTGAGAATATCACTACTTAACTTTCTCCAAGCAAAGGCTCTTTTACCTTCAAACAATTCTACACCAGTATTGTATTGGTCAGTTATTAATTGACCAAGTAAAGTAGTGTTAATGCCCAAGTCATCTATATATAAACCCGTAGTAGGTTCTGACATTGAGCAGCCTTTCAAACCTAGTAGTTTTTCAAAGCACATATTTTAGTTTTTTCAAAGTTATAAAAAAAGGGTGGGCAATTGACTACCCACCCCTCAATAAATTGTTAATCAATAAAGATTAAGCATTCACGATAGAAACACAATTCACATAGTTCACACCAGCAAATTTATCTCCAGCCTCATAGATGTTAGTTGGTAAAGTAACAATCTTACCAGTAGCAGTTACGATAACAGATAAGTTACCACAATCATCTTTCAATGTCAAGTCAACTGGTACACCAGCTGGAGTGAAAGCAATTGTACGATTGTAACCCATTCCAGGACTTGGAACTAATCCACTATTCCATTCAGCAAGGTTATAAGATAACCATTGAACAGCACCAGCAGTAGTAACTAATGCGTGAGTTTGGTCACCAAATGCAGATGCAATACGAGCATCATAAGCAAATCCAAAACCATTCTGTTGAGAAATAGCAAGTAAATCAATACCATTCTGTGAGCAACAACCAGCCTTAACTGCATTTGCGTAACGCTGCATTGCAGCACCACCGAAAGCAATTGGAGCTGCTGGGTAGTTAGCCATTTGCGTAGCTTGTGTAATGTCAGCAAGTGCAAACTCATTGATGATACCAGTAGATGCAATGGTAGATACTTCGATGCAGTCACCATCTGTTGGAAAGAATGATGTAGCATCAGTACCCCAAGAACCAATAGCAGATAATGTTTGACTTGCAGCAGCAGTAGCAACTTTTCTATCAATCACGTCCATAAGGCGCATAACTGATTCTAAGAAGTACACACTATTTTCTTGGCAATGACGAGCAATGTCTGCTCCTGAGATTAACTGAGATGCTTGGTAAGTATCTGTAGTCTCAAGGGTGTAAGTTGTTGTAGTGTCACCATAGATGTTAGTAGCAGTACAATTAGAGATGTCAGCACCTTCAACAACTTCTGTTTCAGGTAAACGCTGAATCCATCGTGCTTCAACTGTTCTTAATTTACCACCACCAGCAGAAACTTGTTGACGGATTAATTTTACATTCTCAGGTGAGTTAAGATACTCAAGAAAAGGTAATGATTCACGTTGACCTACTTCAATGAAGAGTTGACCAAGTGGTGCTTGAATGTTTGGACATTCGGAAAGTATACGAGAAATTGACATTGTTAGTCGATTTATAAAGTTAGTTTTTGTCTCATTAAAGGTTGAGATGTTTACCTACTTTTTGGTATCGTGTTAAAGTCACGACTGACTACTTTGTCTTTTTGCGTGGTAAATTTACAAAAATATTTTAAATATTATTTGTTTTTCTCAAATCGTTTTTAAAGCCTCAAATAAGCCATTTAACGAACTCAATCTATTTTTGATACTGCAATACCTTTTTAAAAAGATAATACTTTCGATTGATAATCAATAAGTTACAAACATAAAAAAAGGGTAACATTTCTGCTACCCTTCCCCAATTTACCTAATCTTCGCATAAAAAGTAAACCACTATGAACACTCAAAGATAATAAAATTACATACCTAAGAAACGTGGATTAACACTTTTTGTTTTATTATTTTGTGTTGTTTCAAGTGCTGGTATGTATGCTCCTTTTTGATTGATTGGTTTACCTTGATGTACATTCTTTTGAATTATACCAGCATCAGTTGCTTCTTTCAATAACACATCTGAGATACCCAAGAATGAACCAGCCTTAGCAGTTGACTTTAACCTTTCACCACTCTTCTTATCTTTTACAATTGCGTTACCATCATCTTCAAGGTCTATGACATACTTCTCAGCTATAACAGATTTGAAACCACGTAGAGTAATGTCAGATACAGATGGGTCAATCTTGATAGCAGTAAGTTCTTTCTCAAAGATTGAATTGATTGAACTAACCTTAGTATCTTCTTTGACCTTAGTCTTATAAGATTCAAATTGATTCATCACATCTTGACGTGCAGAGTCAACTTCATTATGTTTTTTCTCAAGTGACTTATACTTAGATTCCCATTCCTTAATTAAGGTCTCTGAGCCGTTACCTGATGCTCTTTTCTCCCACTCTTCACGTTGTGCCTCAAATGATTCTTTTGCACGTTCTGATGCACTTCTAAGTACCTCTTCTACTTTCTTATCTTTAAAGTCATCTTCTGTTAGTACAATGCCAAAAGGCTCAAATGCTTTACGTGCAACATTAGTAATGCTACCAGTAACACGACCTATCTTGCTAGATAGTTCCTCACTTTTTATCCATTGTGCTGAAAATTTTTCCTTCGCTTCGTCTACTGATTCTGCGCTTTCTAGGTTTAGGAACTTCACCAGTTCCAATGCTTCTGCTTCCTTCATTGTTGTTTATATTTAGTTCAATTGGTTTTAATTCTATTTTGCGACCACCATTAAGTATTAGCAGTTCAGCAACCATATTAGAGACTTTCTTAATTTCTCCTTCAGGTGTTACTATTACGTTCATTTGGTAAAGATAATAATTTTTTGAATACGTTATATTGGTTTGAAACCTTCTGCTTTTGCCCTTGCTTTTACTGTAGGGTCTACTAAATCAGATTCAATAGGCACAAGGTAATGCCTACAATTCCACCCACCAACAAAGGTGAATATTGACTTAGCATCTGTTCCATCAATACGACCAGCCCATGTACCATCTTCAATGTCATCAATGCCACCTGAATTAATACCTCTACCCCATTGTTCTATCTCACCTTTATGGAATACCTCACCTTCACGATGTTGGCAAAATGGTCTTGTTGTAGGTATCTCACCACCTAAGTATTCAAAGTATACCGCTCCAATGGTTTCATTAACTGCTGCTGAATAAGACCTATCTGCAACCGCCTGAGCCGTTAAAGCATTAGTCTTTATATGTCTTAATAGCACACCTTCTACCTTATCAGTTCCAAGTAATGTACCTTCTAATGCTTTGATAGTATCTCTTAATGGCGCACGAGCAGAAATATTAACTACCAATTGTTCTAAGAATGGTTGTGTTACATTGTTTTTCAATCCACTTCCAATGAATGTATCTATGGCATTGGTCTTAGATATTTGAAGTAGCTTAGTTTGTGCAGCAGTAGGCTCAAATGCTGGGTCGAACTTCTTAGCTACCTCATTAGACAATACTACACCTTCATCAATTGAGTTAAGAAACGTCTTAATAACTGCTTGGTATTCTTTACCAGCTAAGACCTCATTTAACTTATCTGCTATGATTCCAATACGTGCAACATTGTTATCACTCTGTATTATATTACCAGTTGAACTTACCTCTAAGTCATTGATAATTGGTAGTAGTTCTTTCCATATCTTTAACTGCACCTTATCGGTAGCAGTAGCCATCTTATCAGGTGTGCTATCAAAGAGTTTTATTTTCTCCTTAACTATATCTCTAAGCGATGCCACTCAATAGATTTTGTTGTGCTAATTGGATAGGGTCTAATACCTCACGAACTTTACTTACCGCTGCTTCTCTTAGTTGAATTATCTGCTCTTGCATAGGTTGCTCTAAGAAGTTCTCATAGTCAGCATTAGGTACAAAGTTACGTATTAACTCCATGACTAGTTGAGGTGCAGATTGATGTAGTACATCTTGCCATTTCTCAATAGTACCTAATCCAAGTCTTGCTACAATGTCTGCTTGACCCATTAATAGAAGTTCATCTGCTGACATAATCAATTCATACATTGCAGCACTTTCATCATCTGTATAGTTGATGGCTTTAATGTAATTGTATACGTTTGCATAAGTCACCGCTGGAGGTACACCAGCCGCAATACCCTCTGATATAACTGCAAGGTAATCACTTGGAGTAGAGATATCAAACGAAGTAGGATATACCAGAGTAACACCCCCAAAGTATTCCCCGTAACGCATTGAACCAATAGTGTTAAGAATGAACTCATACATACCGAATAGTTGGTCAGAGATAGGTTTAACGAATGCATATAAGGCTCTCATTTTATTTAGTGAACCAGTAGCAGTTGATGCCTCACCTATTGTACCTGATGCATCAGAAGATGGTAAATGAAGTACACTCCTTGACTTATCCATTTGAGTATTAATCTCATTTCTTAGAAATGTCAATGTGTCCATTGGTGGAGAAACAAACTTCATGTAGTCACCACTTAATCCTGAGTCACCTTCACTCATTGATGTTTTAGGTTTTACTAACAACATACCAGTAGGTGAAAAACGACTCTTAACACCAGCACCACTACAACTTCCACAAGTACGATAGCCACCGCCTATTGGGTCAAAGATTTGACCATTATCACATCGGTTACCCTCTCTATCTACAAACTCACAAATTTCACCTAATGCCACCATGAAAGGAAATGCAGAAGTAGCCTTAGACATTTGAAGATATGACTCATCTAATACTACTTGGTCAAGTAGTGGAACTGCAGTAATGAATGGAGATTGAAACACTAACTCATTATTGACTAACAAAGGTGTACCCATCAACTTTCTGCAAGGAACATAACCTAAGTCATGTTGAAAATATATAACTGGCTCACCAAATGTTAAGTCAGATTTTTTACCTACTTGTTCTATACGATAGATGTACATATCATCAAACAACTCAAGTATGATACCGCTTTCTTCAACCTTGCTACCTACCTTTACATAACTCTTATCTTCATCAATCACTAAATACCATCTACCATATTCTTGACCTACGATACGTTTGCAGTTATAGTATGATGGCATAGGCTTAATAAGGTTGTTACTCATTAATACTTGCTCACCTTCTACCATTGGTTCTTCTATATCGAAGTCCTCAGGTTCAATAGCTATGATTCCGTTAGGGTCAATTAACTTTAATGTTGGTAGCATTGACTTGACAAATGTCTCTACACTACCAAATTTATCAATCTCTTCATTAATGAACTTACTAAATGTGTCCTCACCAAATCGTTCATCTGTTTCAGGTCTTACATTGATAGACCAGTTTTGGTCTGCAAATGCACGTGATATAGTTGCTTTAAAGTCCTCAAAGACATTAAGAGTAGTAGCCTTATAATTAGCTTTGATATACTCATATTGTGCTTCTGTTTGGTTAGGACTTCTAACAGATAGAAGATGCTCAGGGTATACATCAGCACGAGCATGAGGTAAGATAGAATCATACATCATAGCAGAGAAATTGTAACCATCCCAGTATTCAGGATATTGATACATTCCTACCCTACGTTTTGATATAGGATTGATTGCAGACCTCGACTTATCATTATCGAATGCCTTATGTTTATAGGCAAACTTACTGACTATCTTATTAACCTCTTCAATAGAGAGTGCCATTATGCTACGATTTTAGTAGATGTTGTAGAATTGATAATGTGTGAGCCACAAGATTTTGAACGGCAAAATGTAGGTTTCATATAGTAGTTATTTATGTAGGATTGATAAGCCACGACCCTCAGGTGTATTCAATGTAGTAGTCTTGTACTTATAGTATGCAGCATACTCAACAAGTTTCTTAGGGTCTTCTAAATGGATTGTATCATGGTAAACAATTACACCACCACGACTAACCAACTTTTCAACTAACTTGAACTCAGGTAGGATTGATTCCCAAGAATGGTCACCATCTACAAAGATTAAATCAAAGTGATTAGTAGGTAGTTTCTTTAACTCATTATGTGAGTTACCTAAGATAAAGTCAATTGACTTACCGCCCTCTTCCATGTATAACTTGGTAGCTGGTGTACGATAATCGTTAATATCAATACCAATATATTGACCGCCTTTAGGTAGTGCTTTGATAAGGTGTTGTGTTGTTTCACCCTCAAATACACCTACTTCAAGTATTGTCTTGTACTTTGACATTTTAACAAGTGATGCTAAGAAAGCACCTACTTCATCTTCTGAGTTCCAGTCATGCCTTGCAACCTCAGTAAATGTTTCAGTAGTTACAATTTCTGTTGATTCTGTCACGACCTTCTTAGGTCTGCCTTTTGGTTTTTTGGTAGATAAGTCTTTCATTTGTTCACGTATTTTTGAGAAATGATATTATCAATATAAAACTCATGTATCTTCTTTTCTTTAGACATCATAACCTTTAGCAACCTATCTAACCATTCAGTATAGAATCTTGATGTAAAGTTACGACCTCCATAGTAAGATTGAAAATAATAGTTTTGAGTTACCTCTTGGAATGTTAATCCTCTTACAGATGCAAAGTGAATAAACCCAGTCTCAGAAGTACCCTTACCTACTATACCATCATTTTTATATGATGGGTCGTAAGCAGTCATAGCTAATGCAACATTCATATATAGTTCATCAGGTTGACCATTACCCCATTTCATTCTAAGTCTATTGGTAGGTAGTTGGTTAGTTGTATAAAGGATTCTAAGCACTCCAAATAAATCTTTGGACTCTTTACACTTCTTAATGAATTGGAGGCTGCTATTGATAGCTGGTAGGATTGAATCACTTTCTAATTTAAAGTGAGACCAAATGTCATCTGCCCATGCCCATTGCATTGAGGGGATATCACGACCTAACCCAATAGTATGATACCCCACACAATGACTAATGTAATGCCTTTTGGTACTTACTAAATCATCTATTAATGGTTGTATGTCTTTCAAACATATAGCATCAACATCAAGATATAGATTATTTTTAAAAGGCAAATACTTATATAAAGACACCTTTAACATAGCTGGGTCAAATTTGCCATCTACGTAAAGGTCGGAATGTTCGATTTGATTTAATGAATCAACATACTTGTTAATATCACCAGTTGCATTTTCGCACTTCTTAATATCATCTACAAAGAGTGCAATCTTTACATTAGGTGAATGGTACTTGATTGAATAGGCTAAGTTATATGCTGCTTGGTAATAGCCTTGTTTACCAAATGCAAATAGTACCACACCCTCTAAATCATTAGAAGATGTGGTAATATCGTTAGTTGTTAGTTCAGTACTCATTAAAATATTCCAGCTGGTGCTGCAAATTGAGTAGGGATAGACTTTTGTCTCCAAGAGAATGTAACTTCATAACGTTGAAGTTCATTGTTTTGCTCAGGGATGATAAAGTTAGCAGATGTAGTAATACCTACTGGTGGGTCAATGTAAATAACCTTACCTGAATCACACAAGTAAGCCATAATCCAACCTACTTTCTGTTGGTTTAAAGCATTATAAAATGTGTTGTTTTGGTCAGTTACGTTAGCATCGTAAAGAGTAGCAGTTCGGTCTTCATTGATACGTATTTGTGTACCACAACCTACTGGAGAATCTACCTGAATAGGTGAACCAGCTGGTAAGGCAAAACGAATATCTTCAACCATAACTGCAGTACCAGCCTCTAATGCAGAAGTAATTTCTGCTGGGTCAGTAGGGTCTGCTAATACAGATGCACAAGAACCAATTATAATAGCGGAAACACCGCCAAGTTTATAGTCTCCACAAGATACTAAATCATGTATCTCAAGACCTGATTCGCAATATGAGGCACAGCCCATTGTGTATAGATTTAAAGTTATTGATGTTACTATTTAAGGTTGTAACATTTAAACCTACGGGGCGCAAAAAGATAAACAAAGTTAGTTATTAATTCTCATAATACAAATTAATAGAATCTTGAGTAGTGATTCTATTTTCATCTTGAGTCAATAAGAAAGGTTCATCATTGTTATCTAATATTGATGGTAAGCAGTCAGCATCTGAGTCACCACATTGTACCTTAAGAACCTTATTTTCTTTCTCAAGTAAGTCAATGTTAAACGAACCTAAGTAGGTATCAGCATCAGACCAGTCAATAGTAGGAAATGCATTATCTTGAGGAAACATCAATACACCATTCACATAGCAATTGTCATAGTAGAAGATGGTAGAAAGAAAGTCAAGTACATACTCAGGTAATCTACCAAAATGATAAGTCCATTGTTTAAGACGATTGACATAGTTAGCAGACCACTTACCAGATGCATAACGAAATGTATTAGCATTGGTCACGTATTGAGCCTTAGACCTCTTACCTTCAAGTCTAATCATTGGTAGGAAACTACTACCACCGAATGCAAGATTAAACTGGTCTTGAGCATTACAACCTTCTATCTTAAAATACTTGCAGTCATCGTTATAGTCTCCTAAATCAAAGATGTCTGAGTATTGAACGAATGTAGAAGATTGAGCAGAAAGACTAACAACACAACTATCAATGAAAGCATACGCATTATCTATCATTGCTACTGCTTTAATAGTTAATGGTTCAGCGAATGCACCCGTAGTTACTTGAAAGGTAAATGTACCAACACCAGCAACATAATTAGGTGTAACTGAACCACCTGATGGTGGTACAATAAATACCCTTGTCCGATAATGTTCAGTTATCTTAATAGTCACATCATATACTGAACCTTCTGCTGCACATAGATAAGAATCACTAACCATTAATGCTACATCATCTTCAATAACATCGTCAAATCTTGCAAGACCACCGCTTATATGCCAAAACCCATCTGTTAAGTCCCAGCCAGAACCAGTACCACCTACTGGTATTGAACCATCAAAGTTAGGATTCTTAATACCATAGGTTGAGCATCCATTATCACAAGGGTCAGTTATTGCTAACCTATGGCATCCAATACCTATTTCTTGGTCAACCATTGGAATAGCAGCAGTAACCTTATTGTCTTTAATAGTTGTTAAGTAACCACTAACTGGTGCAACATACTCTAATGTTGATGGGTCAACCCACCCTAACTGCATATCAGTACCTACACCATATACACCTATTCTAAGATTGAAACAACCTACAAACGTAGATGATGAAAAGCTAACTTGTAGTGATAGGTCACCATTGATAGCAGCTTGAGTAGATAGGTAGATGGTATAAGTACCAGCAGTATAGAATGTGAATGATTCACCGCCTTGTAAAGTTACCACTAAGTCACCCTCAGTCAATTCAGTTATAAGTATCACTAACCTATATACTTGATATGGATAAGGTGTAGTAAACGTAACAGATGCAGTACCTATAACTGCTTCAGTTGAGCATACATTAGTACCTTCTAAAGTCCAACCTATAGCACCAAGTCCACTAACTGGTAGCTTATCAGTACAATCAGGTGCATCAACTTGAAAGAATAACTGGTCATTAAGGTCTACCAGTTGCTTATAACTGCCATCCCCACATTCAATACAAGGTGTTTGTATTTCCTCTTCTGTATGAAAGATAATAGGCTGGTTTGGTATTGATATGTAACTCATCTTAAAATTCTATTAGACTTTAATTCAAATGATGCTTCTTGTTCAATTATTGACTTAACATCAACCTTTCTTATGTAACCTTCAATAGTTCTTAATGGGTCATCCCATCTACCAAATGCTATAGGTCTTGAACTATTATCAAGTATCTGCTCAATCTCAGTCATTGTCAATGGTCTTTCAAACTTATACACTAATCTTCTAATTGTATTAGGGTCAACTGGTACAAGTTCACTTCTACCAAATGGTCTACCTGAACCCTCAAAGAATGTTTTCTTTTCTAATAAGTTTTCCCTTGCTATCCTTGCATTGTAATTAATTGATTCGTCAAGGGTAATGCCACACCAATCAACCTTTATAATGTCTCCAGCAATACATACTAAACCACTAACACTGACTGATGTATTATTACCACTATTGATAGTCATAGTATTTGTAGCACCAGTAAACTCTTGTATTAATGTAGTGTCATCACTTGCATACCTTTGTATTTTTGATTTAAACGTAGATAATACATCAGGAGAATATGATGAATAGTCTTTAACACATTGCGCATTAAATGAATAAACACCATCATAAGGAACAACATACCTATCTACAAAGAAGTTATTACCATTATCAGTTACTTCATCAGTAAAATTAATATGGTTACCTACCATAGCAGAAAAACATCTAATACCAGTACTTGGATTACCTATTGTAAATATTTGGTCAGGGTCGTAAGTATCTAATATCTCGGCTCTAAATATTGTACTATTAGGGTCAAACCCTTGAAGATATTGATAGAGTGAGTTAGGATAACCACCTAACCAGTTTTCAGCAACTTGCTCATTGATATAGTCTGCATTGTAAACATGACCACCTACACCTAATGGGTCTCCTTGATTAGCATAAATTGGATTACTAAACCCATACCAGTTACTATCAACCAACACAACATCTGTATCATAATCCTCTGCATCAAATCTGTATATATTCTCAATCACATTTGAATCAAATACTATATCACTTGAACTAAGGTCTAATTTGTTGGTTGTATTACATTCTCCTAGTATACCAAATGTTTCATCTCTGAATCCTCTAAATGTTGTTTGAGGGAATGAACACCTTTGACTATCATTACCACATTCAAAATCATTTAAGAAAGGGTCTGAACCAAAGTCAATTGATGCATAGAGTTGTGTTGTATCGTAGTTAAATTTTATCTCAGGTTGATTGTATAAATTAACTGATGGGTTAAGTTGTTGAAAGTATGCATAGTCTTCAATTCTAAGTAATGGCTTTCCGTTTGCTTGTCTCTGAATAACCATTCCTAGTCTTAATCTTCTATTGAGTGCATTGTATAGCTTTTCAAAAACTAGGTTAGTATGAACTGCACTATCTGACCTTATTGCTTGACCATTACTTACCATCAATGTAGTACCATAACCATATTGATTAATTTGATTACCGAAATAATCAGATTCAAAATCTACAAGGTTATCACTCATGCACCCTACAAGATGTTTAAAGGCATCGTAGATAGTTATGAATCCAGTATTAGAACTTGTTTGATATTGATTGTTAGCTGGGTTAAATAGATTAACAAAGTAAACTGTAGGTGGTTCTATTGGTTGTAGATTCTTAGTAATGTTTGAATCTGAAAAGAATGGTATTGACTTATTATTATTAATCTTAGTTGAGAATGAATCATCATATAGCTTAGTTGTTACACTACATCTATCTAAATCAAATACACATTCACTTACTACGATATAACCATTAGTCAATCTCTTCCATACACCAGCACATAGATACTGAACTTCAACATTAATTAGTGAGCAACCACCAGTATCAATTAAGTTATTGTAGATGTATTCAAATGAGCCACCAGTAAAGTTAAGGTCATTGTTAAAAGATACAATACGTGCATTGATAGTAGGCTCTTCTGCTATTGTGAAACCAAAGTCATCAGCATTAGTTGGTTGACCATAATCAGCACCATCAATCAAGAATCTTATATCTACTGCCATGTGTATCTAGAATCAATTGAGTTGTTGTATTGCCTCTTATCGTTTCTTAAATCCTTTCTTAGACCTTTAAGTTCAGCCTCCATACTTTTAGAGTTCAAGGTAGCATTAACATTAACACCCATCTCTTTAGACCTTGAACCTAGCATATAGTTCATTAATGCTGGTCTAACATACCTATCATGTATTAGCTTCTTAAAGGCATCAGAGGATTGATTTAACGCATTCAATTCTCTTCTATGAGTACTTGTTTGCTTTCTGTTTACAATATACTCACCTTGCTCTGCTTCTACAATTGTACCACCTTGTGAATGTCTCTTACCACCAATCTCACCACCCTTTTCAAACTTAGGTAATGGTTGACTGGCAATGGCTGCTATCTGTATTGCACCAGCAGCACCAATCAAGATTGATAGTGGTATGTTTGGTAATGCCTCAGTTATTGCACGAGCTGTTGATATAGTAGCCTGAAAGATTGCTAATGCCTTATCTCTACTTGCTTGTTTATTTTTCTCTGCTGCTATGGCTGCTTGGGTTCTTTTTTCAAGTGCTGCACGTTGTTTAACCTTATCACGTTCTAATGCATCTGAATCATTGATTGCATTTAATTCTGCTTCACTTGATGCAGTTATATCTGCTACCCTAGTCTCTGTTGCTTGTTTACTTAAGTCATTGATACCTGAGAATATATTAGATACTGCATCAATATATTCAAATGCCTTAGCAATACGTGCATCTTGTTCAGCATTTAACTTAGCAGTTGTGTCTGCATTTATTTTTAAGATTGCTGCATTGTACTCTTCCTCACCCATCAACTTCTTATCAAGTGAGTTAATTTGTTTTTGACCTTCATCTTCAATCAACTTAACCCGTTGGTCGTATGTTGACCTACCTAATGTTACCGCTGCTTGTGCTTCTGCATTGTCAATGTCAATACGTTTGTTAGCCTCAACAACCTTAGCATCTGTTATCTGCTTGTCAGTTTTAGCTATAATACTTAATCTGTTAGCCTCTTTTACTGCATCGGTAGCACCTGATTGTTCATTAGCTTTTAGTTCTGCTTCACCCCTTGCACGTATTAATGATAGTTCCTCTTCTAGAGTTGTAACACCTAATATCTTCTGTAGTTCAAATGCCTGAACTCTTAAGTTGTACTCTTCTAAAATACCTTTGTTCTTAATGTCCTGAATCTTTTTAGTGCTATTAGCAGTCAATACTTCAAGGTCAGCAGCAGATGCCTGATTTAATTTAATCTTAGCTTCAAGACTATTTTTTTCTGCTTTAAAAGATAATTCTGCTTGTTTAATTTCATCTTCTAATGTTGCCTTGCCTGATATCTTCTTAGCCTCAATCAACTTTACCTCATTAGCAATAAGTTTGTTTTGTTCATCCAGTTTTAGTTGCTCTGTATCTTGTGCTAACTTAGCATCAATCAGTAGTAATGTTGATGCTCTTAATGCTTTATTAGTTATACTGGCTTTTGCTGATGCTCTTTCAAGTTCAGCCTCTTTCTTCAAGATATCTTCTTTATTTTTAAACGATTCACCATTAACAATACCAATGACTTTAAGACCATTGAGTTCAGCATTAATTCTATCTTGTATTGATTTTTTAGATAATTCTATTGCCTTTTCATTTGCTGCTTTTGCTTCATCATTCAATCTTTGTGTTTCTGCTGCATCAATAATACCAACTTTAATACCAGTTGTTTTATTTGATTCTGTTCTTGCATCTTTAATTTGTTTGGTAGTCTCTTTTCCTAATCTTTGTACTTCCGAAATTTGAGTTTGTAACAATTCAATGTCAATTTCTTTTTGCTTCATTGCTTGTGTTCCAGTTTCAAAATCACTTGCCCTATCTTTCAATTCTTTAGTCAAATTCTTTTCTTGAATAATTTGTTTAGCATTTAATAAAAATAGTGGCTTCTGTTGTGCTTCTAATTCTTTTGCAGCATCCCTTCTAATTTTATTCTTATCAGCCTCTGCTTGTTTTAATTCACCTGATGCTACTAATAGTTGGTCATTTAAATCTTGTTGTGCTGCTCTTTGTTCTTTAATAGCAGCAGCAGCATTCTTATTAGCCGTTTCAGATTCTTTCATTAAGTCATTGAACTTCTTAGATGCTTCTGAATTTTTTTGATATATAGAATATAAAGCAGCTAAACCAATAACGAGTAAACCTATACCAGTACCAGCTATTGCTACCTTTAACAAGTCAAGGCTCTTCTTAGTTGCTAATGTAGCCACCGCTGCACCCTCTTCTGCTGCTGCTAATGTACCAACTGAACCAGCAGCAGCATTTGTCACTACTATCTTTTCTTTCATAAAGATAGACTGCAGACTTATCTTAGTTGCACCTTGACCAGTTACTAATGTTGCTATTTCTTGCAGACCAGTAAGTAGTGCTAATGCTCCCTGAGTTTTTGCAATGGTCTTATTAAGTTCTTCAGATTCAGTTCCAAATAACGCAGCAGCACCTTGTGCAATTGCGAATCCAGCAGCCAAACCTTTAACCGCACCTAATGCTGCATCGAACTTGAAAGTGTCCGATGATAAGACCTTAACCCTTTCTTGTGTGTCACCTATTTGGTCTTGTAGCTTACCAGCCTCAATTGATAACTTTTCAAATGCTTGTGTACCTTCTTGACCAGCAGACTCAAGTGCTGATAGTTCCTCTTTTAATTCTCTTAGTCTACCTTTGAGTGATTGTGTTTTCTTTTCGGTTGTATCAGTACCCTTACCCGTATCTGTTAATGTCTTTTGATACCTATCTAATGCCTCCTTTGCTTGTAATGTTTGGGCTGCATTCTGTTTGATTTGACCACCTAATGTTGCAGCAGCCTTACCAAACTTTATTGATTCACCAGTTAGCTTAGTTAATGCATCACGATTCTTATTGATGTTAGCAATATTGCTATTAAGAGCCTTAGATACTTCTTGTGAACTAAATGCAGCAGCCATTGACTTACCCATTGACTTATATGCATCAGCACCTTCTTTAGCAGCAGCCTCAGCACTATCTCCAATTGCTTTGTTAGCATTGATAATAGTATCTGTTACCGCCTTTAATGATGCTGCTTGTGCTTCATACTCAATAATAACTTTAGCCACGATTCTGAGATTTTATGAACGATTCAAATTTAGTTAAAAATAAATCAACATCACTATTCATGAGTTGATTATATGCAACCACATCACCCTCAACTATTGTCATTACTTGAGTTTTAATTCTCGTGGTCGTTTCACTCGCTCTGGTTCTTGGACTGAATCTAAGTGGGTCAATGCTTTGATTAGGTTGCGTTGTACTTCTTGATTGTATACCCATAATTTCTGCATATCTTCTGCTGACATAGACATTAAGGGTATTAGCGGCTCTATACCCAAACTCGTAAAAAAATGGTGCGCCCCTCCATTGCACATCTTTTCAAACACTTCTAACTTTTCCTTGTGTATATCATTATTGATAATGGTAGGGTCTTCATCGTCTCTGATTATCCAAGTAGCAGCAATGTTAAGAAGTAGGTCACGATGAATGATGGTATCTTGTCTTTCACGAATGATATGGATATAGGTAGCAACCAATGCTGCATTCTTAGGATTTGATAGACCAGCACTTAATGCTTTCTCCATTGCTTCCAGTATCAATTCCATTTCAGAACCACTAATACCTGAACTCAATCGTTCTAGTAGTGCCATAGACATTGAGAATCTTTCAAGTGGCATATTGGTCTCCTTAGGGAATCTAAGGTAATTGTACCCATCCTGAGTAAAGACCTTAACTAAGTTATAACTGGTCTGCTTATTTGACCACCTATTGTATCGATGCCACAACTTGCGAGGCATTAATTTTCTGAATAACTTCATCTATTGTGTTGTTGCTAACCAATCTATCTAAGTTGGTTAAAGTTAATATTGTAGTACCTTGATTCTCTATGACCATCATTATAGCATTGACATTGACCAGCACCTTGCAGTCTCCTAAATCAATTGCAGATAGTTCTTGTAACTCTTCATCTTCTATACTCTTGTTATATTCTATTAGGGTCGATTGTAAGATGATAAAGTTAGCCATAGGTCACCAGTATTCATGTGGGCATTGTGCATCTTCTACTCGTGTCTTTGCTGGTAGGAAACAACCACAAGCATTACATAGATTCAATCTCTTATACCTATGTTGGCAGTTGTTACATATTGCAGTTCGTTCACTACTCAACTTCTTATTCTTAGAACTTGCAGTAAGGTAGTAGTACCAACCTCTGATGATTGCAGATAGCTTACTCATTGGTCAAGTTAACTATTGATGGTTCAGCATCACTTACTGCAATACTAAAGTCTATGCAAGTATAGGTGTCAGCACCTATGGTCAGGTCTTGCCTTGTACCATTTGGTGTATCGTTTGTTATCCACAAGGTATAACCTTGTAATGGGTCAATCAATACTCCTTCAATAGTAATGTTACCAACTTCATCACTAATGGCTACAAAGGTTTGAATTCGACCAGTAGCCTTATATTGAATGCAAACAAGATAAGATGTATCAGGTTCAGCAACCCCGAATGTAAGACCAGTAGCACATACATCTACATAACTACCTGAATCGTAACAAGGTGAACAAATGCTCATAGGTATCTTTTTAATATTGAATTTACAAAGTAACGAAAACAATCTAAAAAATCTGCACGTTCAGATAGGTTTTTTCTGTTTGATTTTATGATACCACCATCTGCATTACATTGTACTTGTTTAGCATCGTATACAAATCCTTTGCACCTAACTGAGTTAACCTTTACATCAAGTCTTGTTAGTGCATTGTTGCAGTCTATTCGACTATTGTAGTGGGTAGGGTTAGCTGGTATGATTATCTGACTATCTGCAAGGTGTAACCTTCTTTTGATTTGGGTATAAGCACTTGAGTTATCACGTTGTTGGATACTTCTACCATTACCCATTGCATCACCAGTTATCCTGAGTAGTCCTCTTGGCACATTAAGACTCTCAACGTAATCACAGAATGCATCAATGCTACCTTTGTCAATGTTTATCTCACCAACTACTGAACAACCTTTAGTTGTGTGCTGCTGGATGATTAATGCTGATAGTGGGTTGATATTAAAATCGACTGATATGAATACTGGTAAGTTAGGATTGATACTTAATGAATCGTCTATGTGTCTATCGTCATCCCAAGCATATAAGAATGGATTGTTTACCTCATCCATTACGTCCCAGTCACCTTCAACAAATCGTGCATACTGAATTGGTGGTAACTCTTTCAATGACTCTAAGTAATCTTGACTGATGTATGGATTATCTGTTATACGTGAGTTGATGTAAGACCACTTATCAGGTAGTGTATTGTTTCGCCACCTTTCATAGATTACTGACTTAACCCAGTTGTTAGCAGGGTTACAAGTAGCCAAACATACAATGGGTGGTTGACCATGTGCTTTATTCCAACTACCAATACGTTCTTGAACCTTATAGAATGTTACTTCTTGTAGTTCGTTTACCTCATCAAGTCCAGCACCATTAATCTCTAACCCTCTGAACCTATTTAACTCTTTATCGTCATCATAAGATTCAGCCATAAATATTAACTCTGAACCATTGGTAAATGTAACTACATTGGTTTCACGATTCCATGAACTAATGTATTGATTTAACCCATCGTTAAGTATTGAACTAAATGATGGAAAGGTTGTACGTTTTAAATCAGGTAATGTCTTACGAATGATTACCCATCTTGAACGTGGATATAGTAAACATAGTGAAGATAGTGTTAATAGTAACCAATACGTCTTACCACCACGAATTGCGCCTCCAAATACTATTACCTTCTTAACACCATTAACTGCTAAGTCGTATGCAGTTGTTTGACGTTTGGTTAGTTTGAAACTCATTCATCTTTGTCTCCCTCAGTTCGAATAATAATCAATGGCTCAGTAGTATACATTGTGCTTTCACCATTGTTTGCCCATAGCTTTCTCTGTCTATTAGCTAACCAATGTTTAGCAGCTGGTGTATCAGGTGGTAACTCTTTTCTTAGTTGTACTATCTGACCATCCTTAGTCAATGCCTCTTCAATGATGGTTAATCCTAATGCACGTTTATACATTGCCTTAGCTACTTTGCCGTCAGCATTCTCTTTCCCTTGCGTTAATGACTTAAGAAATTCAGGGTGTTTATGTTTCCATGCATTGAATGTTACCTCAGAAACTCCAAATATATTAGACATCTGAACATCAGATAGACCTAGTAAAGCCATCTCAAAGACTTGGTCATTGAATATTTCTTTATACTCAGTAGGTCTACCTACACTATTAGGTTCTTCTTGACTATTCATAACTTACTTTTTCAGCTCGTGTATCTGTATTCTCTTTAATCTTGGTTATCTGTTCTTGGTTATTATCGTAATGAACATCTATACCTAGTCTTTTAATGGTATTCCATTTATCCTTACCATTGGTAAAATATACATGAAGTCTCGGTATACCTAACTCTTTTGCTACATCATAAACACTTTTAGACATTGTTGATTCTTGTCTTGCAGTAATGATATATACTTGGTCTCCTTCGTTAATCTTCCTACGAGCAAGTGCTTTGCCTTGTGGTGTCTCCAGTACCCCATCAAAATCAAATGATACTTTCATTTTTTAGTTCGTTTTGATTTAGATTTTTCTGCTTCTGCATAAGCTATAGCTACTGCTTGTTTTGGCTCGTACCCTTCTTTGATTAACTTAGCAATGTTCTTATTGATTACCTCGTAGGTATCACCTTGAATAAGTGGCATAGGTATCTATTTGAATTTACAAAGTTATAAAAGAATTTAGTTTGTCAAGTGATATGAATTTCTGTAGTTCAAAACCTTGAGCCTTAAAGTTCATTGTTGTGCAATGTTCAATAAGATAGTCTTTAGGTATTAACCACCTACTTTGTTCGTCTACTATCTCAACTTTGTCAAATGTCACACCATTCTCAATCAGGTAGTAGTTGATGCCATAAGAGTTATTGACTCTCATAAGATGCTTAGACCTTGACCTTATTAGTCTTAATGTCCTTGTTGCTTTGTCTATCTGACCTATGGCTCTTTTCTTACCATCAGCAAGTAGCAATGATAAGTTAATGATTGAATCTTTGTGTGAGGCAATTAACTTATTACCACTTGAATCTTCTATTGTATGGGTCTTGTTCATAGTTGGTATGTATCAATTCGTTTCTTAACCATGTCGATAAACTTATCCATCATTGAGGCATAGTAACTATTAAAGTCTTGGTAGCCTTCTGGATTGCGTTCAAACAATACATATAGGCAAGACCTCAACCTTTGACTTGGTGTCTTACTACCCATTTCTTCAGCATCTATCTTGATTGACTTGAGTAACTCTTCATCATTGTAATTGAATGATTCACCCTTGAATGCCATCACACCTACACCTGATGTCCATTGGTTGAATAGTTCAGCAGCCTTTGCTGGAGAAAGTTCTTGAGTACCTATCACTACCTTTAATGTCTTATCTCTTCTTGTAGCTACTGATTCAATTGCACAAGGTATAAGTAGTAGGTTACTATCCATAAAACTCATTATAAAAGTTTAATGATGCTTTAGGTGCATACCTTTCTGTTTCGCTATCTTCTAAACCACATTCATAAGCACCCATTACTTCAACCTTATGTTGTGCTTTGAGTTCATCGTAGTTAGATATAAGCCATAGATTAAAGTCATCTATGTTAAGTTCGTTTTGTTTCTCGAAGATTAGTTCAATTGATGTTTGTTCAGCAGCCATAGTGTTCAGATTTAGTTGGTTTAGATTCTTTGTAGTTAGCACTAACCTTATCAAGATACTGCTTGACCATTACCTTGATTAGTTCTTTGTGTGATGTTGGTATGCGAAATGTGATGTTAATTGTTCGTTCACCATACTTGAATGGGTGACCAGCACCTACCCTCTTACCACCTCTGTTATCTTTCTTTTTTATTTCCATGTCAACAAATATAGTGTTTATATGATTACGTTTTACATTGTTTATTGCTACAATGTATTTTTCCATGATATACCTTTGCAAATTCACATTTACCACTTCTTATCTCATAGTATGTCAAATCACATTCAATAGACCACATTTGGCGAAATGGGTAAGAGTTATTGAATAACACCTCAAAGTCTTCATAACTTAGATTCATTTCATCTAACATCACAAACGGCTCAGTAAGATGCTTGTTAAGGTAATTGTTATACTCAGAATGGTATATCATAGTCAGGGTCTGCATAGTGTCTTAAATCTTTTGGTTTGGGCAAATAACTACTACCTACATCGTGAGTAACAACATCAGTAAAGTTGGTCATATTTGGTGAATGCCTAAACTCAACTATACCAGTTGCACCTTGCCTATGTTTCTCAAATAGATAGAAGATGTGGTTAGTGTATGCATTACCATCTTCATCATTCAATCCATAATATGATGGTCTCCAGACGAATGCTACACTATCAGCATCTTGCTCTAATGACCCCGACTCTCTTAAGTCAGATAAGATTGGTTTCTTATCAGGTCT